AGTCTTGCATCCCTTCTGCTGTTGCAAAGACTCGTAGTCCTTGCGGCGTGCCTGAGTACGGGTCAATCGCTCCAGCACCAGCTCTGGCGTTGATAGCGGCCTGTGTTGCCAATATCTTTTGTAGAACTTGTACACCCTTGCGCTTTTCGTTTAGGGCCTCTTGGTCGAAGCGCAGAAGCGCCTGACGCGCCTTCTGGTTGTACATCTTCTGCTGGATCTTACCTGTCTGGTAAGACCCGTATGCACCAATTAATTTTGTGCCGACTGCTATTACTGCTGCTTCCGCCATCTTACTGCCCCGTCGATACTTCGTAGTCGAGCGACAAGATTGTCATGTCCAGCGGCTCGCTTTGTGTGATCGTAATTGTCGCGTCTTTATTATATCCGAGCAACGACCCTTTTCTTTTGAATCCTGTGTATGGCGTAATGACATCGTTGGCATCTTTGTCAAACGTGACCGCTTCGCCATCAATAGTCAAAGCCTGGGTTTCGTACAGGTCTGCTGTGATTGACAGGATGCGCTTCTTGAATGACCGAGTTGGACCAGATGGTAAACGTCCCTCAAACGGCAATGTCTTGATTGTTGACGTAAACGGCAGTCCGACTTCAAAAGAACTAGTTGCTGCTGTGGTGAATGAAATAGCTCCGCTAGAAACAGTTTTATCTGATTCAACAACACCATCCCTTAAAACATCAAGCGTCTTACCTTCAAGATATGTTAATGAAGAGACACTTGCTGTAGAGCCTCCGACTGTTTCGTGTTTAGCGGCATCAGTGTTTAAGCCTTCAACAAATCGTTCAACGTAGTATTTTGTAGCACTGTTGATTGTGCGTTTTACGACTGTATATACATCGGATATATCTACGCCAACTTCAACATACAGTCCATCCGTGGTCCACTCACTCGGCGCGACGATCTGTTCTGATCGCAACAAGGTAAAACACGCAATCGAGCCGTCATCGTCGTTTACGATTAATACTCGGTCACCTTCGTCAGTTGATGTGGCCTTGCGAACAGCTAATGCAGATGGCGTCTTGAGTAAGTGTGATGCTAACAAACTGATGCGGGTTGATACGTAACCAGCCACCGAATCATTAAACAAGAACTCAGAGAGCGTCTTGCCCTGGCGCTGAACAAACAGAGTCGATCCGTCAATGTTAACGACCGGGATACCAGGCTTCACGCCATTAGATGTTTGCTCTTTGACTGACAACGTTGATGGCGTGATTGGATCACCCAATGTTTGCGGGATGTAAAACTCGCCGCCAGTACTAAATACCTGTAAATTGCGGCCTGAGTACAAGTCAACAATTGCGTTGAACTTGCCTGTATCAAGTGTTGCTTCGAGAGCAGCGTCGTCTAGTTGCTCGCCAAAATCAAAGTTAAAGAAGTCCGCAACCCGACTGCCCCAGAGAGTCGATGGCCGAGACTTAGAGCCGCCCAAAAACAAGCGTCCTTCGTGGAACACACAAGAGCGCGGCCAGCCTCTGGTGTCTGACCAGACATCTTCGTAACCGTACTCTAGCTCCCAGTTACCTGATGTCATTGCATCAGTATCAAAGAACGGTATTTCAGTAATAGCCTTGACAACCGAATCGCTTACGAACTCTGTAATGCGGGCGCGACCAAATCCGTTTTTAGCAACAATATATTCATCAACGCTATCTTGACCAAAAGCTGAAACCTTATACTGTGATGTGTTGTCTGGGGTAGTAGTGAACGCTGGATATACAGTTGCCACTTTGGTGCTAGCAGTATAATCAGTAATATGCCGAACCTGACCGCTGCCCGTCCCCGCAGTTATTTCTATATGAAGTCCAGCGCACTGATCGTCTGACGTATAGTTTGTTGCTGATTTTAATGTAATCGTGGTTGATGTACCGGCTTGAGCTGTGCCGTTATCATTAGTACGGGCCGACGCGGTGAATGTGATATTGCCTGTAACATCTGATGGAGTAATCGTGAATTGAGGCTCATCAATGTTTAGTGTGTACGCAAACTTAGGTACGTAGTCAAAACTTAGATTAGTGACTGTCCAGGTGGAGTCCGATGCACCGCGCTGAATGAACTGTGGGTGCATATCGGGATGAGTCAGGATTAGCGAGTCGGCTGCTTGAGTAAAATTTAAAGTATCGACATAATCATTAGATAAGGCAGATATAGCAAGAAACGCATTACCTGATCCATTAATATTAGTGATCTGTGCACCGTTTTTAAAAACGTGCATTTTCTGCTCTGTCATAACTAGCATATACGAGTCATCAACAGAAAATTCAAAATGAATCATCTTAAACTTTGGGCTAGAGGCAGAGACAGAAATTTCTGCTATGTACTCCGACCCATCACGTCTTTGTATCCCACCTTGTGGCTGGATCGTGACATTCTGCGCCGTCTCTAGTGCATTATAGTATTGCTGTAAATCAATCCTGGCGTTTATCTTTGGATCGATCTCACCGGATGTGAAGTTACTTTGTACAGTAACAATCCGGCTCATCCGCGCACTCCGATCAATGCGTAGTCAGTCAGCACCTCATTCTGTTTTGTGCCGCCGTCAATGTTGGCAGCGACCCGGAAGTAGCCACCTCGCATATTCTCAGCCACTGTGCCAACAGCAATCTGACGCCAGTATTCAGCCTTAGTGATCTGATCTGTAACCGTCTCAGCGATATGCCAGGTCAACATATACTTTAATAGCTGAATGAAATATGCCGGTAGATCGAACTCCTCCGGCTCAAACTGATAATCAATTACTATTGTTTCCTGGTTTGTAATCAACGTCTTGTTGAGAATCTCCCACCCGCCTTGCAATGGCTGCGCTCCGGTCTGTGTCGAATTGAACACAGCGCGAACGCCAGAGATGCGTTGCGTGTCAGTCGGAAGATTATAAGCGTATTTGTATTCGTTGATTGGCGCTGTACCCCTAGAGAGCTGCACCTTGTTGATAGTGAATGACCACGGGTACATTGCCAGAGTCATCACCTTGATATCGTCATAGAGCCGGTCGCAGACAGTGCCTACATCCGACCCAGAGAAAGTGGTAATCGGAGATTCGCCTAGCATTACCAAGGCGTCCGAACAAATTGAAAGTTTGGTATCACCTGATGCCATGCGTCACCTCATTAAAGATGACCCCCTTTCGGGGGTCGATCTATTAGTCAGCGTCAGCCACTGACAATGCTGTACCGTCAGATACGTCAACAACTGTGCCAGTGTTTGACAACACAACAACAAGCGATGCTGTTGGAGTGTTTGAGTCGTACACGTACACTAAGTCGCCAACCTTTAGAAGATCGGCTGCGTCGTTGAAGTAACCAGACGTGTTGACTGTGGCAAGCGCGTCAGTTGTGGTGTATGACCACATCTGAGGTGCATTACCAGCCTTTGCTTGACCGCCGATTGGCTGAAGTCCTGCTACTGCATAAGCCATTGTCTAATCCTCCTTATGATTCACGGCAAGTGATTTTGACGATGCCATCATCGTCAATCGCTACCGCACCAGCAGAGAACATTGATGCAACCAAGAAGGAAGTCTTCTCTGGAATGTAATCAACGCGGGACTGCTGGCCCATGCCAATGCCAAGGCCAACCGCGTCACGATGGAAAGCAAAGATTGTACGGTCACTAGAACCATCAACCGCCAGACCGCCTTCGTCGCGGTCCCCAAAAGTGACAAACTTAAAACCAAGGAACGTATCAACATCACCTGTTACCAACGCCTTTACAGAGTTGAAATCAGATGAAGTCACCGATGTCTCACTCAAGAGTGAAGACAATCCATTAGCGTGAACCAAAATACAACGTCCTTCAGACGGTACGTTTTTGGCATCCAGTGCTTTCTTAGCGGCGCGTAGCTTCGCTACGTTAAGATCAGAATTCGATCCACCGATTGAATTAGCGACTGTGCTTGGAGAAGACGCAGCCGTCAACGCATCAAGAATCACTTGGTCCATGCGGCGTGCGATAGCACCGGAAACAACCTGTACAAGCTCTTGGCGCTCGTTGAAGTTGACCTTCTGCTGGTTAAAAATATCTGAGTATTCCGCAGCAATGTAGTCTTCCATCGTCGCGGTCACTTGTGAGTATGTGACGTTGAGTGGAGTGACATCAGTCTGTGGAACGCGAATAGTCGCTGATCCCTTGCCAACCTTGGGGAACTTAACTGTAGAGCCTTCGACACCATTGCGCTCGCGGGTAACACCAGCCAGGAGACGTTGTCCCTGGTACGCCTGTTTTACCTCTGAGTCGAACAGCGTAACAAAGGCATTAGAAATTGAAACTGCCATTGTTTCTATCCTCTATTACAAATTTTAAGGGTAAAACCTGTGACGGTTATCCTGATGGGCCGCGTAATCAGGTCACCGGCTCAAGAATATGAGTTGTCGGTTGGGTCGAATATAACAGATTCCTAGAAAAAACAAAGGGGCCGTAGCCCCTTTTAACTAAGCCTCGCCAAAGAACTCCATAAACTTTCGCTCGACTTGCTGGGTATAATTCATATCCTTGCCATACCGAGGATCTGCAACCATTGCGTCCAGGTCCGCTTTACTCATTGCGCCAGACTCCTGCACCTCAATCGCCGGAATCGATTTCTCCCCGTAGGAATCACGTATCTTATTGATAGCTTTTACAAAGTCCGCTGATTGCGCGGCGTTCGTCAAAGCCTCGGTTTCTTCAGATGTTAGTACGCCTGACGACTGTAGCTTTCCAAGCCACTGCGACGTGGATTGTAACACCTTATCCGCATTCTTGCCGAGCTTATCCATCTCGCGCTGTACATCAACCTCGATGCTACCAAACATCTCGCCCATGTTTTCCATGTACATCTTGCTAATCTGATCAAACTGATCTTGGCTTATACCACTTTCCTTGGCGAACGCAGTAAAGCTGGTCAACAGCGGATCGTCGTCCGGCACGCCTTCCAACGCCGACATATCATAGTTGCCGTCCTTCGGGGCCTTGTGCTTACCGGATGACATCTTAGAACGCAGCTCAGTGTATGACTTAGCTAGCCCTTCCAGGTCTGGGCCATCATCTGATGACCAGAACTGATCGAGTCCTTCCATAAAGTCGGGGCGCTCACCCCACTCAAAGTCCGACTCAACAGGCTCAGTCACATCGCCTTCCATATGCGGCATGGCTTCCGGTTCTGCGTTTTGCTCTGGTTCAGGTGTTACCGAAAGTAACGACTCCTGTACTTCTGATTCGGCTGCTTCGCTCATGCGTTACGTCCTCTCTCGATACGTTTAATGATTTCTCGGACAATAGAATTTTGTCCTTCTCGTGCAAACCCGTGTGACGGGTCTTCGCCTGGATACCATGCGGCTTGGTCAATGGTGACCGCCTTCAGGTATGCCAGAACCTCTTGACCAGCTTCAGTCGAAAAACAGCGCACAAAGTTTGTGTCCAGATCATGCGCTTTCTGATCGACCGGAAGCGTACTGGTGTCGGCCTCTCTCAAGCCGTCCCATCCTTCCATTTATGCCTCCTGTGGCATTGCTCCTGGTTGTTGTTGCATCGCCGCCATCTGCTGTTGCATCTCAGCAACAATCTGCTGACGCTCCTGCCTGTTATTCAGAATCTTTTGTGGCACACCCATCTTCTCAGCAATGTAATCAATCAGCTCATCCTGGTTAAGCGCAACCTGACCAACTGGACCGGCAGCCTGTGCCAACTGCGTGAACTGCAAGACCCTCTCTAGGTCTTCCATGTTCTGTGCCTGAGCTAGTGGCGCAGTTGGCGTGATCTTCACTTCAAGGCCATCGACCTTCAGTGGCAGATCAATCAGCGCCTTTTCATCCATCACATAGAGGATGCGTCGCACCAGCGGACCCATCGCCTCAGTAATCAAACGCCCATAGGCTGATCCAAGGTTCTGCGCCAACTCCTTCATGCGCTGCACGATCTCTGTCGCACTACGCGCCGACATATTGTCTGGCGGCAACGAATCATCCAGCAGCATCTTCTTGATGTTCATCACCAGATCATTGATGACCAACTGCGAGACATTGAAGTCGGTAGCCGAGCGCAATGGGCGTAACGATTCGCCCTGCGCTCCCCCGTTCCGGGCTACGGGAATAATCGCACCAGGCACGATACGGATGGTCTGTGGATTCAGAACACCATCATCGGCTGCTGTATACACACCCGACACCGCAAGTGAGGCATTCTTGAGTACCAGCTCCTTGACCTTGTTCAGTGTCTTGATATCTGGGATCGCTGTGACCAATGGACCGCGACCATAGACTTCACCTGGCACCTTCATAAACCGAGCAACGATCCAAGGCGATACCGTCATGGTGCGGTACACAAGTTCTGCATTGACTTGCAGCGACTTTGTTCCGTCTTCTGACTTATCCTTCGGCCAAATCAGGTGATAGCAGTAGGTGTTCTCGGTTGAGTTAAAGACTGTCGCCTCGATCAGATCAATCTCGACTTCAGGCTTGTCCTGAATCTGTTTGACTAATCGCTCTGGGATGTCGGCATCCGGCCACTGACGCTGTATCGCTTCGCCGCGTATGCGCATCTTTCGATATACGTTATCGATTGTGCCGTGTGGACCTTCTTCCAAAGACACAAGGTATTGCGGTACGGGTGTGAAGCGCACCGGAGAATCATCGTCACCTGGCTGTACCAGCATAACGGCAGTACCAACACAAAGATCAAGCAAGAACTCAGAGATCGCTAGATCAAAGTTAGTCTGCCTGATGACAGCAAACATCTTCTCGGCATAAACCTCTAGCGCCTCGGCGATCTCAGCCTTTCGATCAGGCGGTATATCTGCGCCAGGTTGTAACGTACACCATGCACGATACGGGGGGAACAGAGCTGATTGAATGCGGTTGGCAAAACGCTGCGTTGAGTTAATCGCAGTTGCGTCGAACACGCGGGTCATCTTGTTTTGACCTGGGGTCTTGCCTTCGTAGAATCCTGAGTACAGATTGCGTTGCGGAAGCGCAAACTCATAGCACTCCTCATAGATCGTGCGCCATTCTTCCTTACGTGCGTCAGCCTTTTCCTGACGCTTCAGGATTTCTTGAGGAGTGATACGTGCCATATCAGTTACCTATCTTTTTGCGAATTGCTTTTGCGAGCTGACTCTTTTCATACACACGCTTTGACGACTCGCTGTGTTTGGCTCCGGTGTGTATCTGACCGTTAGGCATCTTATGAACCTCCCCTTTATACGGGCGTCCATCAGGAAAATAATGCGTACCCTTAGCCATTAATAACCGCTCTTTGGTTTTGATTTTGGTTTGCTAGGCGCTTTTTTAGAATACTTTTTTTTCATCGCTTCCTGCATCTTTTTCATCTTTGGATTCATCGGCATATCAAGACTCCTTGTGTCTACGCGCAAAAGCTCTAGCCTCTGCTGGTGATGAGAAACCCCAGCGCTTGAGCGCCAGGGCATAGCGAGTTGGACGACCTTTCTCGTCTTTCATTTTTGCGTTCATTCCTGCAAACCTAGCAGCAAAAGATATGCGGCGCGGACTTGTGCCTTTCTTGAGTTGTGGCTTGAGATCGCCACCATCTTTGGCTTCAAAGTGTCTGCGTCCAGCTTCAGTCAAACCGCCCTTGGCGCTCTTGTGTTCCTTACGCACGATACTTTCTCACTTTATCTGCAATCTTTTTAGGCTGTGAAACAGAAGAGCCAGTACCGCCGCCCTTCCTCTTCGCTCTCGATGTAGCCGCATATTCTTGTGGGGACAGCGCCTTGATCGCCGCCTCTGGC